CATCATCAATAATATACCCCACAAAGTAAACAAAAGTTAATATGCAAATGAGCTTTTGAATTTTAACGGTTTTGGGGCGGAGCCAACGCTGATTGGCCGAGAAGCGGCGATGCAAATGACGTCACGACGCACGACGTCAACGGTCGGCGCGGAGGCGTGGCCGGACATGGAAGCCATTTTGGACGAGGGCAAGATGGCGGCCTACGGCGGAGCCACATGTAAGGGCAGAAGTGACGTAACGTGGGAACCCGGAAGTTGAGTCACGAAATCGATACGAGGAAGTGAGAACGCGGAAGTGTTTTCGCGAAAAAACACCCAGGGCGTGTGTGTTTTTTTTTGGCGGGGTTTTTAGACCTTTGGTCATTACGTCAGTGTAAGGTGCCTTTAAATAGGGAGCTGGGTTAGTGGGTAGTCAGTCGCTGCTGTTGGCGCTTGTACTGCTGTGCTCTCTGTCTACTGGTAAGCGGGCTGAGCTATGGCTGAATCTCTGTATGCTTTTATAGATAGCCCTGGAGGGATCGCTCCCGTCCAGGAAGGGGCTAGCAATAGATATACCTTCTTTTGCCCCGAATCTTTCCACATTCCTCCGCATGGGGTGATATTGCTTCACCTCAGAGTGAGTGTGCTGGTTCCTACTGGATATCAGGGCAGATTTATGGCCTTGAATGACTACCATGCCAGGGGCATACTAACCCAGTCCGATGTGATATTTGCCGGGAGAAGACATGATCTCTCTGTGCTGCTCTTTAACCACACGGACCGATTTTTGTATGTCCGCGAGGGCCACCCAGTGGGCACCCTGCTGCTGGAGAGAGTGATTTTTCCTTCAGTGAGACTGGCCACTCTGGTTTAGTGCATGCTTTCTGTTTTTCAGACTCTCATCTCTACTAACCATGCTTGAGCGCCACGGTGTCAGCTACCACATTGTGGTACCCGGGGTTTTAGTCAACTATTTAGAGGATTTTTCCATTACTTCAATGATTAGAAAAGAGCTACCTCGCTTTGTCACTCACCTATTGGAAGGCATCACCGGAGACACAAAGAGAGCTTATTCCAGCATGCAGTTTTTGGGGGCTAATTATGGAGCACTGAGATATTCCCTCACGCTTGCCAGTCCCACGCTTAGCCCTGGCTCAGAGTTGGCAGCTGTGGTGTCTGAGGACTTGAATGACTTTTTACAGCTGACGCTGAGGCGCGAGCTGAGGGCAGAGGGCAGAACCTCATTAAATATTCCTATTTTGAACACGCTGCAGGTGGTGGAGCAGCAGGATCTGTTTCTAATATGAAGGTCTGCCTGGTTATGAAGGTGGAGGGGGCGCTGTGGGAGCTTTTCCACATGTGCGGAGTGGACTTACACCAACAATTTGTAGAAATAATCCAAGGCTGGAAAAATGAAAATTACCTGGGGATGGTGAACGAGTGTAACCTGATGATCGATGAAATCGATGGCGGGCCAGCCTTTAATGTGATTTTAATGCTGGATGTACGCATAGAGCCACTGCTCGAAGCCACAATCGAGCATCTTGAAAATAGAGTTGGTTTTGACCTGGCTGTCTGTTTCCACCAGCACAGCGGCGGGGAACGCTGTCACCTGCGTGACTTGCACTTTATCGTCCTTCGAGACCGTTTGGAATAAAAATGGTTCTTCCAGTTCTTCCCCCACCTCCTCTGAATGATAGACCAGGCTGCATTAACTGGATTGGGATGGCCTACAGAGTCCTGGCTGATGTGATGAGGGGAATTCGCATGGACGGGTTTTTTGTTTCATCAGAGGCCGAGGAGCTGCTGGAGAACCTGCGGGAATGGCTGTACTTCAGTTGGATGACTGAACGTCAGCAGCGGAAAGACAGGAGAAGGAGAGGTATCTGCTGTTCAAGGGCCCATTTCTGCTGGCAGAAGTACGACAAGGTACGCAAGAGAATCCACTACAATGCAAACCGAGGAACAGTCGAGCTTGCTACGCCATCATCCATATCGCAGGGCCCGTTTACCACGATCTGATGAGGAGACCAGGGCCTCATTGACTGAACAACACCCTCTGTTGCCCGATTGTGATCATGCAGATTATCATAATGTAAGTTCTGTCCGTGGATTACCATGTGCTGCTGGCTTTACCCTGCTCCAAGAGTTTCCAGTCCCCTGGGATATGATCCTGACCCCAGAGGAAATAAAAATTTTAAAAAGATGTATGTCAGTGTGCCTGTGCCCCGCTACCCTGGACCTGGTGAGGGCCCAGATGGTGAGCGGGTACGAGCGCTGGATCCTGCATTGTCACTGCTCATCCCCGGGCTCCCTGCAGTGCCGGGCGGGAGGTGTCCTGCTGGCCGTGTGGTTCAGGAGAGTCATTTACGGGTGCATGTTCAACCAGCGCTTTCCCTGGTACCGCCAGATTGTGAACAGAAATATGCCCAAAGAGATCATGTACATGGGCAGTGTGTTCATGAGGGGGAGGCACCTGATATACTGCCGCATATGGTACGATGGTCACGTGGGTTCCATCATCCCCAACATGAGCTTTGGCTGGAGCGCTCTTAATTATGGGCTGCTGAATAACATGGTGATTATGTGCTGCACTTACTGTGAAAACCTGGCAGAGATCAGGATGCGGTGCTGTGCCCGTCGCACCAGGAGACTGATGCTGAAGGCTGTGGGGATCATAGTCAGAGAGACTTGTGATCCCGATCCCATCTGCAGCAGCCGCACCGAGCCCCGGCGGCAGAGACTGTTGAGGGCGCTGATGGAGAGGCACAGACCCATCCTGTTTTCCGAGTATGAATCTGTGCGTTCTTCTCATTCCACCAGACTGTGACCTTGGACTGTGAGCCCCGCTTGGAAGACTTTTCAGAGGACGGCTTCATCTCAATCACCGACCCCCGTTTGGCTCGCCAGGAAACTGTATGGCTTATAGACACTAAAACCAGTTCCCGCACTAATCAGAACATTCCCCTATTTAAGGCCACCCGTGCTGAAAGAACCGTGTACACTGTGAAATGGGCTGGTGGTGGGAGACTGACTACCCGTGCTGGTGTAAAAATCAATAAAGATACATGAAAATTTTCAAATGAAAAACACGTTTATTGGTCTTTCATTCTTGGGCGATGTAGGAGAAGGTAAAGGATGAAGAGTCGAACTGAACATTTTCATAAGTTTTGTACCATTTAAAGTAAAACACAATAGAATAGTCGCTGTCAGCTTCTTCATTAAAAGTAATTATAATAACACACGGTTGATCAATTTTACCTCCAAGGTAAACATTGCTTATAATTTTATTTTTTGCCTGACTTATTTCTTTGTTGGTGGGTTTGGTTTGCTTAGGATAAGCAGTCTTACTAGGCATGAATCCAACTGCTTGTTTGTATGGTTGGGATAAATTGGAATTATCACTTCTATAATTCCAATATGAAGAATCCATAGTAGAGCCCTGTTTAAGAACTCCGTTTGCATCAAACAACAACTTAATTGTTATTTGTTTATCGGTGTCATTTGGGTTTGTGGTATTATTGATATTACTAAACTTTCCCTTAACTACCAACAAAGACACATTTCCTAGAATTTGACTACCGCACTTTGTAAGAACTAACGTTAGTTTTGAGTCTTTATCCTCAAGTATTTTGCAATTCGGAGATGGATCTGGAGTTGTCCATAGGGTGCGCTTATCTTCTTTTTTATTAAATGCTACCAAGTCTCCATCATCATTAAATGATAAGCCTCCGCCTTCTGCAACTCTAACGCATATGCTCCCACCATTATCGGTTGATTCTGTTCCAATACCCTTTCCAGTTAATACTACAAGAGTATTAATCAAGCCAGGCAGTGTTGATGTTTCTTTTGTTATGATAGACAAGCCATGGCCTGCTAACAGTGTGAGCTTATTACCTATAACATCAAATGGAGCGTCTAAAGCAATACCTAATTTGTTATTTGTAAGTTGCAAAGGTGGTTCAGTATTGACTGTCAGTTTTCCAGTTCCATCTTGCAAAGTAAGACCCCCTCCCACCTTGAGCGAGACATCCCCATTGGTGATGGTGATTGGGTCAGCCAGTTTGAGTGACAGGACCCCAGGGGGGAAGTTTTTGAATCCATCGGAGGAGACAAAGGGGGGAGTGAGGAAGGGGATATTCTGATTCCGCGCGTAGCCATAGGGGTAGACGGGGTTGAAGTCATCTTCCACCCGGAGCCTCTTTGCCATCTGAGAGGGAAGACAATGAAAATTGTGGACCAGGAATTTGACATCCCTTTCAAGGTGTGGAGGAAGTTCGCCGCCCGCCGGGGACTGGAGTACCAGAGCTGGGAGGAGGGTACCGAGGTGCTGCTGAACAACTACACCAGAGACATACTTTCAGATTTCAAGTAAGTGATCTTTATTGAATGATTAATTCCAATGATTTATTCTTATGAATGATTGGGGCTGGGGAAATGGGGAAGGGGCTGATTGGTTTCTGGGCTTTTAATCAACATCAGTTCATGGGGAGGAGGTCGCGGAGTCCGCAAAGGGTCTTGAGGAGGGAGTAGATGCACTCGGGGCTTTCGCAGGAGCAGTGGATGCAGCCGCTGGTCTCGCCCGACTGCTGGGTGATGACAATGGGGTTGGCGCCCACCATGCAGGTGAACTTCTGCTTCTGCTGGGGCATCTCATAGGTGAGGCGATGCTGCTTGCCGCCGGACACGAGCTCGTAGGTGATCTTTGCCTGTTTGACCAGGCAGAAGATGCCCTTCTTGCACTGGTGGATGTTGATGGCATCGAGGAGCTCCTTGGCGGCCCGCTCCTGCTGCTGACGGACGCGCAGTTGCAGGATGCGCTGCTCGGAGGCCTGGCCGTCCATCTCGAGGTCCAGGTGGTCAGTCATCGCCGCCGGTTATGTGAAAGTAGCTAACAGTGGAAGGGGGCCGGGGAGGGGGCTCTTCTAAGTACTGAATCAGGGGGAACTGATTTCTGCGGGGAGGCGGTGTGGGTGGTGGCGTGGAGGCTAGCGAACTGCTTTCTAGTGTGTATGTGAATGCCTCAACAGAGTTCCAGCCGAGATCAAAACAGGGGTAGATCATGATGGCAAAGAAGGTGCAGGAGCAGACCATAACTATCCCCACAATCACCAAGTAATAGGAAGGCATATCCATTTTAGCATCATAGCAGTCTAAGAAATTCCATAGCTCCACAAATTTGCATTTAGAGTAATCATCAGCAAGGGCAGGGGACAGGAGGGATAACAGTATGAGCAGAGTCTGCATGGTCATATGAGCCTTAAGATTCTGGCTACGTTCTCGTCCCTGTATTCGGGACTGTGGTGTAGGTAATTGTAGCGCGCGCAGCACCAGTCGATGAGCTGCAGGAAGGTGACGACCAGGCAGACAATGCTGCAGACGCAGGTGCAGGTGAGCAGGGCAAAGAGTAGGTAGGTGGGGAAGGGCCCGAGACAGTCGGGCGAGGCGTGCGAGACGGCCGCGAAGGCAGCGCAGATGTTGAAGAGACAGAAGAGGATGTTAAATAGGAAGAACCTAGGAATCATGGCTGATCACCATACTGAAAAAGAGAAGAGAAGATTCCTTAGACCTCCTTCCACTTGGAGTGGCTGAGGATCCCCGATTACTGGCCTGTAGATGGGCCTGCTAGATTTCTCTCTGGCTTTGCAACAGACAAAGTACAGAAGAACCACAAGAATAAAGATCCCACAGACAACCAGAAAAGTAATTTGAATATCCAAACCTGAGTAAGGCTGGCCATGCATCAATGATACTCCGGTTTCATTGACTGAAGCAAGCGAAGTTAAATTTGCAGTGCTGCTGAAGGCACTTGAGGTAGCCTCTGTCTGTTCAGTAGTACTTTCCTCCCTCAACAAAAACCTGATTAACACAGTACTATTCTGCACTGTAGTGTCTAGCTGTGTAGTTTGAGTAGTGGTCTCAATAGTTGTACTAACTGTAGTAGGCTGTGTTGTTGGCTTTGTAGTAGGCTGTGTGGTTGTTTCCCTAGTTGTCCTAACTGTGGTGGGTGCCTTAGTAGTAGGTAGTTCAATTATTGTTAGCTGATAGAAAGTTATTTTTTGATATTCATAGTTTCCAGAATCTTCAAATGTGGTTTTATTTGTTTTTAATATTGATTTTTTAATTTCATTTTTGTAACTCTCTGCCTTGTATCTGCCAGATGTAATATCACCAGTGGCAGTGATAGTAATGCTTCCATTTTCATAGCATTTGTAAGCTGTAATGTTCCATTCGCATAAATTTTTCCATGAGTCTAAGTGATATCTTGTCCATGTAGTTTGTGGATAAGTCCCATTCAATGTAATTTTACCACCTCTAGTGACATTAACATTAATCATCTGAGATAGACTAAGTGTGACTAGGCTAATCAGAACGCAAGCTGTGAAAGCCTTCATGGTTCTGAAATGAGAGTGACTGAGTTTCAGTAAGAGAAGCTGAGCAGTGGGTCTACCATTTGATTGTATGTCCTGGGACGCTTGCGGCAGCAGATGTAGCACAGAATTATAATGATTAGAGTTATGAAGCCCGAGATCACTCCCACCACGATTGCCACAGTAGTCGAGGGAATTTTTGATTCTTCTGTTTGATCATCTCCCTGCTGTAATTCAAACTCATGATGATTTTCAGTGGTTGTTCCCTTTGTGGTGTATGGATCAATTTTGATTTTTGGTTTGCCAAAGCTTGATTTGTCATACACAGTAAGCTTGTAGTGTGATGAACCATCATGACTGGATCCATAGTAAGACCCTTCATCTGATCTGCTAATGTTTAATATTGTTATGTTACGCCCATGGCAAGAATGTTTTCCATCTTTAGTTTCACACAGTTTTTTAAACTGACCATCTTTACCGCTTACATGCCAATCAATTTTTTGTCCAGGAGGTCCAATTAGTGTCTGATTAGATCCTGTTGGAAAGTTAACCTCCTTCACTTTATCTTTTGTCTTTCTTTTAGGAGTGATATTTTGTTCTTTCTTAATTTTTAAATCAAAACCTTGTCCTGCAATTGGCATTAAATCTAACACTGACACCTCATATTGCTCTCTGTCTGTGCCTTCTTTGTTGTAGCCAATATAAGGACCATTGTGTGTCCTATTTACAAACAATAGGATAAGGTCCTTTTCTGTACAAGTGTGGTTAAGTTCGCGATAGAAAACATTTATGCCTTCACAAAGTTTGTGTTCCTCTCCATGCCATGTAACTGGAGTTCCTGGTGGTCCACTTAGTGTTAGGTTTTGGCCCATGGTAACATTAATATATTTTATTCCTGAAAGTGGTTTCCTGGTTACTGGCGGAGGTGCTTGGATTATAACCTTATAATGTTCTCTGTCTGTGTTATCATGTCTATAACCATAGTAATCACCTCTATGACCATAGCCAACTGACAGTAAAGTCAGGTTTTGTTCATTACATCTGTGTCTTATGTTACGCAAGTGAGTTTTACTTCCATTACAAAACATAGTAAAATCTCCACCCCCAAACCATTGAACTGGTGGATCTCTTGGTCCAACTAAAACATAGTCACTGCCATATGGTATTTTTACAACTTTAGTTTCTGATAATCCCTGACTAAAAGCTACAAGAAGAGAGAGCAGCACGACACTGGTCAAAGTATTCATGGTTCTGCGAAGAGAAAAAGATTTATAGCAATTTTTCCTTCTCCTCATTTCCGTACCTGGGCTTGCGCTTCAAGAACCACACTAGAGCCCCTACCAGCAGACCTGACATTCCGCAGGCCATGATCACAAAAGCCAAAGAAAACCCAACCATGTTCTCCTTGGTAGGGGGCCACAAGCCATGAAGTCTAGCCACATGCAGAGCGAGATCACACATGACCTCAAAAATGAATTTGAAACCGAAAGTGTGATTTCCATCGCTACCATGGACAGTGACCGTGTAGTTCTGCTCATCTCCTGGTTCCCAGAAGCCCACCCATACATTTCCCATGGTGTGGTTTTTGAATGTAATGTTAAGTGGGCAATTGTGCTCGCATTTGATCACTACAGAGCAGTCGCCCCTGTAATTGCCTGTGGTGATGTTACATCGTGGCTGTTCGTGGCATGACAGCACACCCCCCACCAGGGAAAGGATAATCAGCAAGAGCCCCTTCATGGTTCCTCCCCACAATGTCTGACCCAGCAGATAAAGATTTTGATTTCCACCCAGCAAGGCAGCTGAGCTAGCACCGCTATGCACCCACCCAGGACCACCCCTAAAATCAAATACCCGACCACCTCGTATGGGCTAACCCCCTCCTCAGAAGGGGGAAGCCTTAGCTCACCTCCAAAATGAGCTCTGTTAGTACGAGAAGAGAGGTTAGTTTCTGAGCTGTTGCTGCTGGTGACGTTCACCAAATGGAAGGTGTGAGTACAAGGTCCGCTCTGGCAATGATAGGTTCCCTCTACAAAAGGTTTGTAGAGGACAAGTTTAGCTCTTCTGGTATCGTAACTCAGTCCACTGGAAAGGTTGTTGGGAAGTTCAACACCGTCGTTGCAGTGAGTATTGGCAACTGCAAATGAGGTGTTCTCGAAGAACCAGATGATATAGGTTTTGTGTGGTCTGCAGGTGAGTTTTACCTCAGTCTGGTTGGTGAGATAGACGGTCTCGTTGAGTTGACGACGACAAGGTCCAGAGTATTGCAAGAGTTTAGCTTTTATTAAACTCACCACAAAGAGTACAGCAAAAATTCTCATGCAACTTCGGGGTGGGACAGATGCAGTAGACGGTGTAGGTGGTGGCGCCCCGGTCCCGCTCGACCAGGAAGGGTTGCTGGGTGAAGAACCTGACCAGGTGAGACTCGGTGGTGCCCTCTACGGTGATCCGCACTCCGTGTGCAGGGCCGTTGGGGTGCTCCTCGGGAAACTCAAAGTAGATGAGTCCGCAGCTCTCCCGGGCGAAGCAGCGCAGGCGGCGGCAGTGGTCCAGATGCCTCAACCGAGCGAGCTCAGCCGAGTCACCATGGGACATTCAGTCGTAGCCGTCCACCGATTCTCTCACTGCGTCGAAGTTCGGTATGAACTCGTCCGGGTAGAGGCCTGGCGATCCCGAGAAGGGGTTGAAGTAGACCGAGGGCACAAACTCCTCCACGAACTGGAGGGTTCCGATGCCTCCGGAGCGAGGCTCCGAAGAGCTGCTCTGCAAGGTCAGGTAGGCCTGGTTGGGAGTGAAGGAGGATCTACCGGCTCCGGCTAGTTGGAACACTCCGTCCGGTCGCAGACCGATCGAAGAGCTCACCAACTCGTCGTTGAGCTGTGTGCCTCTGCCTCGGATCACCAGGGTTTTTATACCCGATTGTGGGCGGAGCGGGCACCGGGAAGCGCCGCCGGCCAGCTGGACACCTGAGTTAGTCATGCGGACTTCGGCCAGTGCGTCACGCGGAAGTAGTACGGTAGTCGGCCCGGGGATTTCCTGATACACCAGGGTGGAGGGCCAATTACGCGGGTTGAGCTTTGCCCTGGGCGTGGAGGTGACCGCCGCCTGCTCCAACAATATCTGGTTTCGATGGTTACGGACCCCGTTGACCTGTGAGATCATCGAGGGGCCGGCACTGAGCCAGTTCATGCGGGTGGAGTAGTCCTGGGAGGCGCCCGCGGCCAGGCCCATCTGGGGCTGATAGCTCCACATGTAAGGGGTGGGAATCTCCTTGCTCATGGTGGCGATGAGGTAATTCCCGCCTTTTTTCCGGGTGGGCGCGCCTTAGTCTTTAAGAGTGAGCGCGCAGTACTTGTGGAACAGAGCCTCGGCGTCTTCGAGAGTGCGCTGCAGCTGATCTTCGTTTTTGTGGTACAAGCAACTGCGGGTGAGCGAGCGCAGAGACCGGTTTTTTACTTTGAGCTCTTGTTGCTGACCTCGACTCTGCTGAAAAATGGCATAAAGAGTGGGGAAGATCCGGTTCCTCAGCTCCCTGGTGGTTGAGGGCTCGTTCGCCGCGATCCTCAGGCCTCCTCCGCCGCCGTCTCTTGCTTCTGATTTTTTCTTAGCTGTGAAGGTGACGGTAGTAATGCAACACGTTGCGGGGGATGTTCACCCCGCGGTGGAAGAGCAGGTAGCGGCGGGCAAAAGCGATGTTCCCCCCGCAGTCTTGCAAGCAGGCGATGATCGCGGATTTGTGGGCCCGCCATGATCGGTAGCCCTGCCGCTCTTGCTTACCGTCACCCTTCACTCGATCCCATCTACGAGGAGGCTTGGCCGGAGCGGAGGTTGTATCCGTGACCGGCGGGGCTGCCGGCGCGGATGGTGCGGCGACGGGCTGCTCTGTTGCCTGCTCCTCTTCCACCTCTTCCAATTCTTCCTCCTCTGTCTCCTCCTCCCATTCGTCCTCCTCTGCCTGGCTGTCCCATTCTTCTTCCATCTCCTCCACTAGCGGCTCCTGCTTCTTCCTCGGCATGCTGGGGGAGACCCGGGTTGAGCACCTCGCCCGTCTGGGGGTCCAGGTAGACCCCTCTACCCTTTTTCAGAAGAAACTCTTGGCGGGATTTTTGGATGGCATGCAATTGGGCGAGGATCGCGCCCTGGGTGATGACGCAGGCCGTGAGATCCGCGTGCTGCGGACGCGATTGGTCCTCGAAGAACTTTATCTCATGGGCGTGGTAGTCCTCGGGTACAAATTTGCGCAGGTACGCGGAAGTCCACAACCCCGGCGTGAGTTTCAGCGGAGCGGTGGACTCCTGCGGACCTTGCAGCTCGAAGGTACCGATGACCTGGGTCTCGCTCAGGAGCTGGGGGTTGCAGATCAGGGAGCGGTGCGGGGAGCACAGGTTGCAGCGACAGTGGCACTCGAGCAGACCCTCGCCGCTCACGTCCTCGATCACATCCGAGTGGTAGGCGATGTAGTTGGCCAGCTGCAAGAGGTAGCAGTGGCTCCACAGCGGCGGGGGACACTCGCGGTAGCTCAGCGGGACAAAGTCGGAGGGGAAGGCGTTGCAGGTGGCGGGCAGGATCCCAGATCGCTCGAGAATGAAAGTGCGGTAGTTTTGCAACATGCTCTGGCTCATGAAGTCGGGCAGCCCGCCTTTCAGCGTCTGCCTCAGGCGCTCGGGGAAGACGATCTCGGCCAGGTCCGAGGCGACGGTGCGCTCATCGAAGCCCGTCCACAGCTTTTTAAGATTTCTAGCAAGAAGCTTGTCCAGCTCCTTCAGGTTCTCGTCCTCGAGACACTGCTGCCACACTCCCATGGCCGCTTGCCAGGTGTGGCAGAGAAAGAGAAAGACGCAGTCGCGGACATAGTCCCGACGCGCCTCGCCCTTCAGGGTCGAGTGGAGCACGGTCTGTCCCAGGCGGTTCTCGTGCAGGATCCCCAGGCAGGAGACCAGGTTGGTCAGCTCAACGTTGGAGATCTTGCAGGCCTGCCTGACGAAACCGTGCCTGAAAGTGTAGTGCAGGGTCTCCTCGACCTTGCGCAGGGTCTCGGGGTCGCTGAAGAAGCGGCGCATGCATTCCAGCTCGAGGGTGACCAGGACCACGGCCAGCATGAGCTTGCGCCGCTGCTCCAGGGTCTGGGGGTCGCGGGTCCCGAGCCAGCGCGCGAGCTGTTCGTCGCTGACCACGGGCCGGGCGTCCTCGGGGTGCTGCTCCTGACTTTCATCGAGGGCCTCGATGTGGGGCATGATGAGCTGATCCATGATGCGACGCATGACCTTGGGCGGGAGGTTGACGGCGGGGTAGGCGAAGTGGGTGAGCTCAACGCTGCGCTTGAGCACGGCCAGCCTGGCGTTGTCGCCTTCCAACTCTACCAGGGCGCTAGTGTGACCCTCTTCCTCTGCTGTTTCTTTCAGAGCGTTCGCCGCGCGCGTCTCGTCCCGACCGAGCCCTTCGAAGATCTTGGGCACCTCTTCCAGGGAAGCGATATCAGGTATGCGCGCGCCGGGCCCCAGAGCGAGGAGCGCGTCGGCGCGGGTGCGGTTGGCGCGGCAGGAGACGGGGATCTTTTGGTTCTTGAAAAAGATGTGATAGGTGGCAAGGGCCTCGGGGACCGCGAAGACGGGGTAGAAGTTGAGACGCGGGTTGGGCTCGCAGGTGCCGTTGGGCTGGCGTTTGGGGGGCACGCGCGGCGAGAAGAGGTTGAGCTCGTAGGCCCGACACAGCTCCTCGACGCTGAGGGGGGTTTCGCTCCGGTCGGCCAGGGCGTCCCGGAGGATGAGGGACTGGCGCTGCAGGTGTTTCAGCAGCACATCTCCTCCTCCCAGGTAGCCATGCTCGAGCCCAGCGTCGGTCTCCTCCTGGCCTGCGTCTTGCTCGTGCTCCTGTTCATCCTGTGGGGGTTCTAGACGCGGCTCTTCCAAGCCCAGGTCCTGCTCGATTTTGGGTTGCTCGTGGGTGGTTAAGTTCTCCTCCTCCTGCTCCTGCTTACGCGGCTCCATCTTCCCCTAGGAAACAATGGCCGGCGGCAGTCAGGACGTGCGCCGGTTCATGGACCGAGAGGCCACTCCGCCCCGGGGCCACGGGTCGGCGCGCTATCCGCCGGAGCAGGAGAGGAGCCCCTCGCCGCCACCTCCTCTGCCCACCAAGCGCCGAAAGTACCAGCGGGTGGGCTCCGGGTCTTCCGAGGAGGACGTGGTCCCCGTAGACAGCCCTCCAAAACTGCCAAAGAAGCAACCCCGGAAGACCAAGCATGTGACCAAGGTAGACCCCGACGAAGAGATGCCCCAGGAAGACGTGATCGTGGGAGTGGGATTCAGCCAGCCGCCGGTTCTGTTGAAGGAAGGCAAGGACGGAAAACGCATCGTGGAGCCCGCGACCCCCGGTATTCTGAACGTGCGCAACCCCCTGAGTCTGCCTCTGGTCTCGTCCTGGGAGAAGGGCATGGATGCCATGAACGTGCTGATGGAACGCTACCGCGTCGACAGCGGCCTGCGCGATGCTTTCAAGCTCATGCCCGAGCAGACCGAGATCTTCCAGAAGATGTGCCAGACCTGGATGAACGAGGAGGCCCGCGCGCTGCAACTGACCTTCACCACCCAGAAGAGCTTTAGCACCGTGATGGGCCGCCTGTTGCAAGGTTACATCTTCAGCCACAGCGGGATCGCGCACAAGAACTGGGAGTGCACCGGCAGCGCCCTGTGGGATCACGGCTGCACCGAGGTCGAAGGCCAGCTCAAGTGTCTGCATGGTACGGTGATGATCCACAAGGACCACGTGGTGGAGATGGATGTGACCAGCGAGAACGGACAGCGCGCGTTGAAGGAGCAGCCCAGCAAGGCCAAGGTGACCCAGAACCGCTGGGGGAGAAGCGTGGTGCAACTGACCAGCCATGACGCGCGCTGCTGCGTGCAGGATGCCGGCTGTGGGAATAACCAGTTCAGCGGGAAGAGCTGCGGCCTGTTCTTCAGCGAGGGGGCCAAAGCCCAGCAAGCTTTCAAGCAGATCACGGCCTTCGTCAAGGCCCTCTACCCGAATATGCAGCGCGGCGCGGGGATGATGCTGATGCCCGTGCACTGCGAGTGTAACCACAAGCCCCACAGCGTGCCCTTCCTGGGCCGCCAGCTGTGCAAGATGACCCCGTTCGGCCTGAGCAACGCCGAGGACCTGGACAAGGATCAGATCAGCGACAAGAGCGTGCTGGCCAGCGTGAAGTACCCCAGTCTGATGGTGTTCCAGTGCTGCAACCCCGTGTACCGCAACTCGCGCGCGCAGAGCACCGGCCCCAACTGCGATTTCAAGATCTCCGCCCCGGACATGCTGGGCGCCCTGCAGATGAGCCGGCGCATGTGGAGCGAGACCTTCCCCGAGATTCCCGTTCCAAAACTGGTGATCCCCGAGTTCAAGTGGCAGCCCAAGTACCAGTACCGCAACGTGGCCCTCCCCAGCGCGGCGCACAACGACGAGCGCGAGAACCCCTTCGACTTTTAAATAACTTGCATATACTCCAGTGCATGTAAAATAAAAGTGCTGTTTATTGAGATACACGCAGTTGTTTCATTTTGTCAAAAGCGGTGGCGTGTTCGATGGCGGCGCGGTGGGAGCGAAAGTAAGGGGAGTGGCGCGCGAGGAAGCGGTAGAGCTCCTCCTGATTGCGCCTGAGGGTGGGCAGCACCTGTGGCGATTGTAGCATGCCGTTGGGCACCCCCGTCAGCAAGTTCATGGTGGGGTTTCCGTCCATGGGTCGGTCGGGCCAGTGCACGAAGGCATGCAAGAACATGCAACAGAAAAGTCCGCAGGCGGCGGAGTCGGGCCCCTGCACGGTCTGGGTGGACTGCTCGAGGCTGAGACAGCGGTCGGGCGAGGAGGCCAGGGCGCTGCGGCGCAGCATGGCCTCGTACTCGAAGCTGTAAATCTGCTTGAGCCGGCGGTCCGAGAACCCAAAGGGGTCGAACATGTAGCAGGTGCGCGACCGCGGGTTCCAGCCGAAGGCGAGCCAGTGCACGCCTCCGGTCTCGCGGCCGGCCGTGTTGACGATGGCACAGGCCAGCTTGTCGCCGGCTAGGAAGCCCGGGAAGCGCTTGTCGTGGGTGCCCAAAAAGTAGGGCCCGCAGCCCAGGTCGCGCACGATGGCCGCGAGCTCTCTTTCGCTGGAGCCGCTCATGCTTATGTGGTGGCGTTGCCGGCGGAGAAGGGCGTGCGCAGGTAGACGGCCTCGATGACGCCGCGGTGCGGCTGGTGCACTCTGACCACGTCGAAAACTTCAAAGAGAAGATAGAGGAGGGTGGGCTCATCCATGGGGTCCACCTCGAAGGTCATGTCGAGCGCGTGGGCCGAGTTGGCGTAGAGCATGTTCTGACCCAGGTCGGTGAGGGCGCCCATGGACATGAAGTTGCTGGAGAAGGGGATGCGCCACATGACCCTGTCGCAGAGGAACTTTTTCTGGGTGACGGAGGGGACTGCGGTGGAGCCGATGAGCGGGTAGGGGAAGTTGGCGGGGTAGGGCTGCCCCTGACGCATGGTGGGTGCGAGGTAGCCGACAAAGCCCGAGTTGTTGTGCTGGAAGGGCAGGGTGACGGCCTTGTAGTCCTTGTAGTTGATCTCATCGACCACCTGCCTGCTCATGGGCTGGAAGTTGCGGAAGAAGGAGTACATGCGATCCTTGTATCCCTCGGGCACGTGGAAGCCCTGGTAGCCGATGTTGTAGTGGGAGAGCATCTGGACGAGGAACCAGTCCTTGGTCATGTTGCATTGGGCCACGTTGTAGCCCTCCCCGTCGACGCTGCGCTTGATCTCGAACTCGTTCGGCGTGAGCAGCCGGTCGTTGCCGGGCCAGCTGACCGAGGAGTCGAACATGATGGAGACCTTCTTGAAGGTGTGGTTGAGGTAGAAGGTCCCGTCGAGGTAGGGGATGGAGCCCGAGTAGACAAAGTAGGGGTCGAAACCCGAGCCGAGGGAAGGAGTTTCCTTGGTTTTCAGACGAGTGAAACTCCAGCCGCGGAAGGCGGCCCAGTTGCGCGAGGGGATGGAGATGGGCACGTTGGTGGCCTTGGCCGGGATGGGGTAGAGCATGTTTGCGGCCGAGAGGTAGTCGTTGAAGGACTGGTCGTTGGTGTCGTTGCGCAGCATGGCTTCCAGGGTGGAGGCGGTGTTGTGCGCCATGGGGAAGAAGGTGGCGTAGAGGTTGACGCTGTCGAAGCGGACGGAGGCGCCGTCGACGCGCAGGTCGTTGCCGAGGGAACTCTGCAGGATCATGTTGACATCCTTGCGGAAGTTCCACTCGTAGGTGTAGGAGCCCGGGAGCAGGAGCAGGTTCTTGATGGCAAAGAACTTTTGGGGCACTTGGATGTGGAAGGGCACGTAGCGGCCGTTGCCCAGCAGCATGGAGCGGTAGCGCAGACCCGCGTTGCGGTGGTGGTTGAAGGGGTTGACATTGTCCATGGGGTCCAGCGACCAGCGCGCACCGATGTTGATGTAGGCGTCCACCAGCGAGGGGGCTACCACGCGGCCGTTCATGTACTCGTAGGTGTTGGTGTTGGCGGGCAGCGTGACGTTGGCCGGCGTGTACTTGTAGGAGTCGGGCAGGTACAGGGCCACGTTCGAGTACAGAAAACTCTTCCACAGGTTGGCCTGGAGGTTGATCTCCATGGCATAGACGTTGCCCTTGCAGATTTGGTTTTGTCTAGAGATTGCTTCATCTCTTGCCCATTCGGTTTCAAGATCGCCGTCATTATTATCTGTAATTTTTACACCTTGATAGGTGGAATTGGTACCAGTGCCATTCAATGGGAAGCAATAGTTGGGAAGTTCATCTTCCACACCATGATTCTCAATGATCCTGACATCGGGATCATAGCTGTCCACCGCAGAGTTCCACATGCTAAAGTATCTGGTCCTGTCACCCATAGAATCTAGCAAGAGCTGGTAAGACAGCTCGGTGTTTCTGTCTTGCAAGTCCACCACAGCATTCAACTGAGAGGCCTGACCAGCCAGCACACCCATGTTGCCAGTACTGTTGTAGTACATGAGACCTACAAAGTTGTCCCTGAAGCCAATGTAGTTGGGTCTGTTTGGCATGGACTGCTGAACCAGATTGATTTCTGAACTGTTATCTGAAGTTCCTGGCTTGTAAACCACATGAGTGTCTGGTGTTTCAAGATTAACATTTTCAGTGTACAAAATTATATCTGCTTTGTATTCTTCCCCACTACCACCTGCTGGAGGACTTCCGCCAGGGACGTCAAAGTAAGCAAAATCTATATCCAGATCTTTAGGTTGTTCTCCTTCATTAACTGGTTTGAACTTTGCCTGACCTCCTTTCTCATTAGTAGGTCTAGCAAAAGATCCATAGCATGGTTTCATTTTAGTGTCCTTTTTAAGAGCCCTTCCTCCATAGAAGGCTTCATTTTCCTGCCAGTTTTCTTCTCCAACTTGAGGTTCTGGCTGGAAAGTCTTGTCTGCATAAATGTCTTTTTTGCCATTCTCAGCGGTTTCGTCAGTTCCTAGTAACAGACCCTGGTTTGTTATATTAATTCCGCCGGTGGCAGCCACACCAAATGTTTTTGTGACATCTTTTTCTTGCTGCACTCCTCCAGTAGTTCCTTGCTTTTCTTTTGTTTCCCACTGACTGGGATTGGGGGCACCCTTTGGAGCCAGGCTGTTGTAAGCCGTGCCCGAGTAGGGTTTGAAGCTGGGACCGCGGTCCAGGACGCCGCGGATGTCAAAGTAAGTGCTGGCCATGTCTAGCACCCGGTTGTCGCCCACGGCCAGAGTGAAGCGCGCCTTGTACGAGTACGTGGTGTCCTCGCGATCCACGGGCACGAAGCGCAGCGTCAGACGCTGGGACCGGTCCGTGGTCACATCGTGGGTCGGGGCCACCGTGGGGTTCCTAAACTTGTTGCCCAGGCTGAAGTACGTGTCGGTGGCGCGGGCAAACTGCACCAGACCCGGGCTCAGGTACTCCGAGGCGTCCTGCCCGGCGATGTGCATGTACGCCCACTGCGGCATCATCGAGGGGGTGGCCATCTTCGCGCGTTCTCTGGCGGTAAGGCACATACAAGTTAAGCTCTCCCTTTAGTGTCCTATTTCCTCTCTCTCAATAGCATCGGCGGCGCTTCAGACTTTTCACTCCCAGGCCCACGATACTGTGCAGCGTGCTCTGCCAGTTCTGGGCCTGGCGGCGGGCGGGGACGCGGCGCACGGCGGTCGCCACCGGAGGGGGCTGCACAACCGGAGCTGCCTTCGGTGGAGCGGGCGTGGGTGGTGGAGGCAGGTCAAGGGTAGCGGGTTTCATTACACCTGTGGCCAGCGGCGCGATGATGCGCGTGGTGGGCATGCCGGCCTTCACGGCCTCCTCGTACGAGGGCGGCTCTTCCACCTGCAGGATCGTCTCCTCCGCGTCGGGCCGCGGCCGCTTCTCGCCTTTGGGCGGTGGAGGAGTTGCATCTTCCATCTCCACCACCGTGGGCGGCCGCGGGTCCAGGCGGCTGTTTATCTCGCGCTGCACGGCCTGGTTCGCGATGTCCACCACCCCGTTAATGCCCGAGGCCAGGCCGTCCACCACCTTCTGCTGGAAGTTCTGGTCTTTGAGCTTTTCCCTCAACATCTGCCCCGTGCTACTATTCCAGGCCTTGTTCCCATAGGTCCGGAGCGTCGAGCCGAAATTTTTAAGCCCGCTCCAGACACTGCTCCAATTGAAGGCGCCCCCGTTCAGCTGGCTGGTGCCGATCTCGTTCCAGGTGCCCATGAACGGCCGCGTGCCGTGCCGCGGAGCCAGGGACGCAAAATTGATGTCTTCCATTCTAAAAATATACAGGACCAGGTGTGTCAGAGTCTAAAGAGGCTTTATTCGCACATCAACGGCGCTGCGACGCCTGCAGCGCAACGGAAGCTATGCCCGGGATCGTGCCGATGGCCGCGGCGATTATGGGGATGAGCGCGGGCAGAAAGCCGCCACTCATGCGCCTGCGCATGGCCCGCCGCCGGCGGCGG